TTGAAAAAGAATTAAAAATCCGTGATTTTTGCGGTGACTATGCTTTGGATATACCCGATTATAATGGTAGCAATTTCACTTTGTATTTCAATTCAAAGAAAAACGCCGAAAATGTAAAACGCATTATTGAGATTGACGGAAGCAAACCTAACGAAGCAACCGTGTGTGAAATGCAAGAGATTAAGCACGGAAGTTGGGAATATGACAGCGAGGGTGTCGACTGTGCAATTTATTTATGTTCTGAGTGTGGTAATTTTATTGCTCTTTATGCGGGCGTTTTTAGCGAGGGTATTGATTTGTATCCATATTGCCCTTACTGCGGAGCAAAAATGGATAAGGAGTGAAAATAATGACAAGAACTGAATTTGAAAAGTATTTAGGTAAGGATGTAACAATTACTCTGTATGATGGAGCGATATACGCAGGCATATTACACCAAACTGGCGAAAAAGCTTTTGCGGACAATCCTAATTTATCAGTGCCGTTAAATTTTTATTTTTGTATTGATGAGAATAATGAAGTAGTTAAAAATACTGTATTTAGAGTGTCGCATATCCAGAAAATCAGCTGCAATGAAAAGTTAAGAATGACAAATTTTGAAAGGATTAAATCAATGAGTATTGATGAAATGGCTCGAAGTTGTATAGACTTTTTCAGTTGCCCGTACGGAACTCCGTATGTCGGTTGTCCTATGGAAAAGCGATTCAATAACAGCTGTATTGACTGCACAAAACATTGGCTTGAAAGTGAGGTAGAAGAATGAGAGACATTAAAAATATTACCGTTAATTACGATAACGGCGAAATAGAAACCTTAAATAAAGGTGTAGTTGTTGGTTTTGATGAAATCGACAACGAAGAAGAAACTATCAAGGTCAGCTATCGTATGTGCGATATTAAAGGCAAGGATTTGTATTTGATTGTAAACGCTGTTATTGCGTTGGCACAGAAACTTGGTATGCTTGACGAGGAGGAGCGTGATGCGGATTGACGGTTAAAGATTATTTATATTCGGTCAGGGTTTCGGATAAGCTGATCAGAACGAAAGAACACGAGCTGTCGAAACTTAGGCTGAATATTGCACAGGTATCGGTTAAGCAGAACGAGCCTGTTAAGACATCGGGAGTGAATGACCCTATGCGGATTGTTGACAGGATTGCAGACCTTCAGGCTGAAATCAATAGGGAAATTGACAATCTTGTGCGGTTAAAAACTGAAATCCGCAGTAAAATCAACGCACTTGACGATTACCGTTACATTGCAATTTTGACCGAGTATTACATAAATTGTCAGAGGTGGGAAGATATTGCCGAGAGTATGGAAATGAGCGTAAGGCATACCCTGAGATTACACGGCGAAGCGTTACAGGCGTTCCGAAAAAAGTTCGATTTCTCGTAAAATTATTTTGAAATGTCATTGAATGTCACCCTTACCCTGCGTATAATGGTATTATGAAAGTTTGACAAACAGGACATATGCGAAACTCTCCTAAGATAAAAATTGCACAGACCGCTCTCACCCCGAGAGCGGTTTTGTGTTAGCGTGAAAGGCGGTGTTGTATTATGGCTATGCTAACAGCTAAGCAACAAAGATTTTGCGATGAATATTTAGTTGACCTTAATGCAACACAAGCCGCAATAAGGGCAGGATATTCAAAAAAGAACGCAAATAATATAGCAAGTGAAAACTTGGCAAAACCCAACATAAGGGAATATATAGACAAAAGATTATCTGAAAAAGAATCAAAACTAATTGCTCAGCAAGATGAGGTTCTGAAATACCTTACTGCAGTTATGAGACGTGAAAAGAAAGAAAGCGTTGTTGTAACAGTCAGTCAGGAAGAGTCAACATACAAACCTGATGAAAATGGTACAATACGAAAACATACAATTAAAAGCGAAGTGCCGGAGATAGTAACGATACCAACAAGAATATCCGACGCAAACAAAGCGGCCGAGTTGTTAGGTAAAGTATATAGCCTTTTCAAGGATAAACTTAATGTTGACGCAAAGGTTGAGCAATCCGAAAAGCTCTCTGATGTTTTCAGACAGTTAGGCGGTGAGGGACTGAGTGAGTAACAAATTCCCGTTGTCACAAAAGTATATCGACTTTATCAACACAACAAATGTGTCGGCTGAATTTCTTGAAGGAACTACAGCGTCCGGCAAAACTACCGTCGGAGCAGGCGTTAAGTTTATGCGAATGGTGTCGCAGTCCCCGAAGAAGCTTCACGCAATTGCCGCCAAAACTACGGGCAAGGCCGAAGAAACGATTATTCAGCAGGACAACGGTATTCTCGACTTGCACCGCAACGCTGTCTATTGTGGCAACGGCGACAAGGACTACAAGCTCCCACATATCAAGTTTGAGGGCAAAATTATCTATATTCTCGGCTACAGCAGTCGGGATAAGTGGGAAATGGTACTCGGTGCGCAGTTTGGTTGCGTGTATATTGACGAAATCAACACCGCCGATATTGAGTTTATCCGAGAGATGTCAACCCGTAATGACTATATGCTTGCAACGCTGAATCCCGATGATCCGAGCCTGCCTGTGTATAAGGAGTTTGTCAACCGCTCCCGTCCTTTTAAAAAATATGAAAACGATGTTCCTCCCGAGATTACGGCGGAGCTTACCGAAGAACCTGTACCACCGAATTGGCGGTATTGGTTCTTTTCTTTTGCCGACAATTTAAGTCTTACGCCCGAACAGATTGAAAAGAAAAAGGACTCTGCACCAAAAGGTACAAAGCTCTATAAAAATAAAATCTTAGGTTTGCGAGGCAGAGCAACAGGTCTTGTGTTCCCGAATTTTGGGAGGGCAAGACATATCAAATCAAAAGAGTGGGCAGGAAAGTTTTTGAACTGTAACCGCAAGTCGGAACACTTTGTTCAGTTCACCGCAGGTCTTGATACCGCCTATTCGCAGAAGTCGCCTGACACTATCGCAATGACATTTTACGGCATTACCAATCACGGCAAGTGTGTTCAGCTTGATGAAAGAGTTTATAACAACGCTGAAATGCAAACGCCTATTGCCCCGAGTGACACGGTGAAGAATTTTATTGATTTTCTTGACCGCAACCGTGATGAATGGGGCTTTGCACGCACGGCTTTTATTGACAGCGCCGACCAAGCGACTATTACCGAATTTCAAAAGTATAAGCGACAGCACGGCTGTGTCTATGACTTTGCAAATGCATGGAAGAAAACGAAGATTATCGACCGAATCAATCTTGTACTCGGCTGGCTTGCCACCGACTGTTATTTTGTGCTTGAACATTGTAAAAACACGATTGCCGAGTTTGAAATTTACAGCTGGCGAGAGGATAAAGACAATACACCCGAGGACGGTCACGACCATTGTATTAACAGCGGTCAATATGCGTGGCTGCCGTTTAAAAATATTATTGGAAGTGAAATAAATGGGGCTGATTAACAGAATGGCTGAATCTATCAGATCGGGAATTAAAAACTTTTTGCAGATTACTCCTGCAAGCGACAAAACAATTACCGTTACCGAAACAAGCAATCATCTGACCGAGTGCTTTATCAATCGCATTTGGTATTGGGGCAACAGCAGACAGCTTGCGGAGCTGTACAGGCAGATTGATACAAACAAAACTATGTTTTGGGCGGCAAAAAGCACAAAGGGGCTTGAAATCCGTAAAATACACACGGGCTTGCCGGCACTCATCTGCGAAACGCTTGTGAATATCGTAATTGCCGACTACAACGGCACAGATGTTACAAGTAAAAATTCAACCGCTTATGCAGAGCGTTGGGAAGACATTGAAAAGCAGAACAAGCTATCCGACACGGTTAAGCAAATGCTCCGTGACCTATGTGTTGTCGGTGACGGTGCTTTTAAGGTCAGCTTTGACACGGCTGTATCAGATGTTCCGATTGTTGAATGGTATCCTGCCGAAAACATCGACTTTACATATGTGCGTGGCAGAATCCGAGAGGTTAAGTTTTACACCGATTACACGCAAAAACACCGCCGTTACCGTTTTGAAGAAACATACGGTTACGGCTATATTCACTATGCTTTGTATGATGACAACGGCAAAGAGATTGACCTGCACACGGTTGACGCTCTTTCGTGGATTGATTCAAAGGGCGTTACATTTGACGAATCATATATGTGGGCTGTACCTGTCCTTTACGGCAAATCGTGCCACAAGGGCAGAGGTGCGGGCATTATCGGCATAAAAACAGACGCTTTCGACAGCCTTGATGAAGTGTGGTCACAGTGGATGGACGCACTCAGAGCCTGCCGAACAAAGCAGTATGTGCCTGATTGCCTTGTTCCGAGAAATCCCGAAACCTGTCAGCCGATATCGCCAAATTCGTTTGATAACCGATTTATCACCGTGGGCAACGATATGTCTGAAAACGGCAACGGCAACAGGATTTACACCGAAAGTCCGCAGATTCAGCACGAAAGCTATTTGAGTTCATACATTACTGCCCTCGACCTCTGTTTGCAAGGTATTATATCGCCGTCAACTCTCGGCATTGATACGAAGAAGCTTGATAATGCAGACGCTCAGCGTGAAAAGGAAAAGACAACCCTTTACACAAGGCAGAACCTTGTGAAAATTACGCAGAACGCACTTCAAAGCCTTGTTGCAGTTGTACTCAATGCAGACGGTGAACTTAACGGCAAGGGTATTGTTGAGGGCTTGGAAGTATCCGTAAACTTCGGCGAATATGCAAATCCGAGCTTTGAAAGTCAGGTTGAAACTGTGTCAAAAGCAAGACAGGGCGGTTTGATGTCAGTTGAAACCTCGGTTGACGAGCTTTACGGCGACAGCAAGTCGGAGGATTGGAAAGCCGAAGAGGTGCAGAGAATTAAGGAAGAACAGGGCATTGCAGGCGAAGAAGAAAAATCGGAGCTTGACGATGTGGCAGGACTTGATTTTAAAAATTTTTCTAATTAAACCTTGACAAATGTCCGTACATAATATATTATATATGTACGGACAAAATAAGGCAGGTGTAAAGAATGTGTCCTAAAGGCAGACCTACGCAAGATAAGCGTGATAAAAGGTTTGAAATCAGATTATCAGCTGATACATATAATACCCTTGAAGAATGTGCTAAAAGTCTTAATATTACTAAGTCAGATGTAGTACATAAAGGTATTGCCTTAGTTAAAGCTGAAATTGATAAAAAGAAATAGAGCGTTGCCCACCGACCAAAGTTTGCAACACTCTAAAAAAACCGACAGAAGTATCTCTATCTGAAATCTATTATATCATTTAAGATTACTTCTGTCAAACAAAACAATTGATAGGAGTTTTTATTATGGCTTGTGTAAAGAGTGTAAAAAAGGTAATCGAAAGTGTTCGTGGCACTGTTAATCCATACTACGATATGGGCTGCGATAATGTCAATGAGATTTATCGTACCAATTCAAATGTATTTGATATGATTTGTGATGCATTCGTATTCGGCTATGCCCAAGGCATAAAATCCGCAAAAGCTGAAATAAGAAAGGCGGCTAAATGATATGGATAACGAAATTTGGAAAGATATTGAAGAACTAAATGGAGATTATCAAATCAGTAATTTAGGTCGTTTGAAAAGAACAAAAAAATATAGAAATCAATTTACTGAATGGGAAAGCAATAAAATTCTTAAATGGCAAAAAGATAAAGATGGTTACTTAGTTACCAGTATCAAAAATCCATTAACTGGTAAGTATACATCATACAAAGCACATAGATTGGTTGCAAAAGCATTTATTCCTAACCCTAATAACTATCCACAAGTAAATCATAAGGACGAAAATAAAGAAAATAATAATGTGAATAATCTTGAGTGGTGTACCAGTTTATACAATAACCATTACGGAACAAAATTAGAGAAACAAAATAAGAGTGTTAAACAATATGATAAATTCGGAAATCTATTAAGGGTGTGGGATAGTGTAACTGTTGCGGGCGAAACATTGGGAATAGATAAAAGTCATATCGTAAAATGTTGTAGAGGAAAAACAAAAACCGCATATGGCTTTATTTGGAAATATAATTAAACAAGAAAGAAGAGGCAGTTAATTTGTGACAGCCTCTTCTTTCTTGTTATTCGATAGGTGAAACGGATATTATTAATGGACTATGATATTTCAAAAGCATTCGAAAAAATTGAAAATGAACTAATATCATCAATGATAAGAAATTTTAAAAATCATAGAGTTGAAGAAGATAAAAATAATTTTTGTTGGACACAATGGCAGGCTGAACAGCTCAAAAGTCTTGAAGAGTACCGTAAGCACAACGCAAAGAAATTCGGCAAGCGTTTCAAAACCATTAACAGCAAGGTTGAAGAGATGATTCGCACCGCCAAAGCTGACGGAAATGCAAGTCAGGAGGCAGAAATTCTTGAAGCTGTCAAGGACGGTTTCAAAGCCCCGAAAAAGCCGTCAGCACACAGCACAGCCGAGTTTTTTAAGGTGAATGACCGTAAACTTGACGCACTCATAAAATCGACCACAGACGATTTAAAGAGGGCAGAAACGGCAGTTTTGCGTATGAGCAACGACAAGTACCGCAAGGCGATTTTTAACGCACAGGTTGCAATGAACACGGGTGCGGTTACATACGAAAAGGCCGTTGATATAGCTTGCAAAGATATGCTCAACGCAGGTCTTAATTGTGTGGAATACAAGAACGGTGCAAGGCATACGCTCTCGGATTATGCGGATATGGCGGTTAAAACAGCCAACAAAAGAGCCTATCTGCGTGGTGAGGGCGAAAAGCGAGCCGAATGGGGAGTATCCCTCGTTGTTGTGAACTCAAGACAGGGCGGTTGCCCCGATTGTGCAAAATATATCGGCAAGGTGTTTATTGACGATGTTTATTCAAACGGCAAAAAGTCAGACGGAAACTATCCGCTTCTCTCAACCGCAATCAAGAACGGTTTGTTTCATCCGAGATGTAAGGACAGCACAAGTACATATTATCCCGAACTTGATGATTTGGACGCACCGTTGTCTGAAGATGAAATCAAAGAGCTTGACCGTCAGCGAGGAATTGAAGAAAAACAGCAGTATGCACAGCGACAGGCAGAACGCTTTGACCGCCGTGCCGAATACAGCCTTGATGAGGACAATAAACGCATTGCCCAAACCCGAGCCGATGAGTGGCACGATAGGGCTGATATGCTTGAAGAAAAGGCGAAAAAAGCAGAGAGTGTTAATAAAATCACCGCTGAATCTGTTGCAAAATCGGGTAAAAGTGGTATAATAAAAGAGAAAAGTAAAAAGCCTATTACTCCGATAACCGATAAAGCTATCAGTCGTATTCCTAAAGTTGATATTGAAGGTTATACAGAAGAGCAGTGTTTGGAAATTCAAAAACAACACAAGGAGCTTTTGAAATTTTCAAAAGAACAAAATGAAAATAAAGAAGTTGCCTTCGTGTTAAAAAATGATGTGTCCAAAATGATTACAGAGCCTATTAAAGGAACTGATGAAAAAATAGATTTTGGATCAGCACTTCAAGGCAAAGATTTATTTGTTATGCACAATCACCCGAGAAACAGCAGTTATTCTTTAAATGATATTATCGAATTTATTAAGAATGATAGTATAAAAACATTTACTATTGTGAAAAACGATGGCAACATTGAAGTATTAACAAAGTTGAAAGGATACGACAGGCTATCACTTTTAACAGAGTTACAACGAATGGGAAAAAAGAGGATAAAAACAGGTTCTGATAGTGAATACAGAAAGGTTATTGATAAATTTTTAAGTAAACATCAAGAAGGAGGTTTATTTGAATGGAAGAAATAAACAAATCTGTTTTAGATGGTTCTAACGAAGAAGCTTCAAAACGTCTTGACGAAATAATTAAAGAACTTGAAAAACAAAGAAACAAAAGCTAACCGCTCCGTAAAAAGGGCGGTTTTGTTGTTTAACTTGCCGAGAATATGTTCAGAGCAAGAAAAACGGCTTGTTTACGGCATTATTTAACTTGCCTGCAACTTGCCAAAGCAAAACTTAATACATCAAATCAGCACTTTGAGAAATCAGAGTGCTTTTTTATTGCATTTAAACCGGTCGAAATCGACCAGTTTAAAATATTGAAAAGGTGGTGACAGAATGAAAATCAGAGTAACAACAGCATTTAATGACAGGCAGAACGGCTATGTAACCCGACCTGTGAATGAAGTTTTTGAATGTTCCGAGCAGAGAGCAAAGGAACTCATTGACGGCGGTTTTGCAGAAGAGGTCAAGTCTGACGCTCCCAAAAAGCCGAGAGCCAAAGCAGTTAAAACAGAAAAAACAGAAAAAGCAGATTAAGCACTTTACGAATATGTAAGGTGCTTTTTTATTGTCCGAAGACATTAAACTACGGGAGACACCGTGCAAAACTGAAACAGAGAGACACTCTATAAACTGATTACGGGAGACACCCGAAAAACTGAAAGGATATGAAAAAATGGCAGAACCAAATCCAACACCAACCCCCAATGAACCGACACCTGCACCGCAGGGAAACGCTCCTGTCTTTGATTACGACAAGCTCGCAAGCCTTATTACAGGCAAACAAAGCGTGACAGAGGACACCGTGTTGAAGTCTTATTTTAAGGAGCAGGGATTGTCAGCCGATGAGATGAAAGAGGCTATCGGTGCTTTTAAAAAGCAGAAAGCCAAGAACACTCCCGACTTTGCAAAAATGCAGTCGGAAGTTGAATCCGCAAACAACGCAAAACTTATGGCAGAAGTCAACCAATCGGCAACACTCGAAGCCGTAAAACAGGGCGTTGACATTGCAACCGTTCCGTATGTGCTTAAAATTGCAGACTTTTCAAAGGCTGTGACAGACGGCAAGGTCAATGCGGAAAAGCTGACAGAGGCTGTTAAAAAGGTGCTTGACGATATTCCCGCACTCAAGGGCAAACCTGCCGAGAACGGCACAGGAGTTAAGAAAATCGGCGGTGACGGCAACAGCGACAAAAATTTAACAGAAGATGCCTTAAGAGGAATTTTCGGCATCAAATCTAAAAAGTAAGAAAAGAGGTAAATAATTATGGCAGTATTAGAATACGCAACTATTTTCAGTAATGTTTTAAGAGAATTGTACGGTCAAGCCCTTACTTGTGATGACCTTTACCACTCAAACTCTGACATTCAGATTATCAACGGTAAGGATATTAAAATCCCGAAACTCTCGGTCAGCGGTTATAAAGACCATACACGAGGTGCAGGCGGTTTTAATTCGGGTACATATTCAAACGGTTACGAAATCAAAACCCTTGACCACGACAGAGATATTGAGTTTGCTATCGACCCTATTGATGTTGACGAAACAAATATGGTAGTAACTATCGCAAATATTCAGACACGCTTTGAAAAAACACAGGCTATACCTGAACTCGACTGTTATACTTACAGCAAGCTTTATACAGAAGCTAAGCGAGTTGGTGCAACAGTAAAAACTACTGCATTAACTGCGGCGAATGTGCTTGCAGATTTTGACGATAACCTTGAGGCTTTTGCCGAAGCAGGTGTACCGCTCGACAGGGTTATTCTTTATGCGACACCACAGTACAAAAAGCTTTTGAAGAATGCAGAGGGTATTCAGAGAACACTTGAAATCAGTTCCGCAAAGGGCATTGACCGCCGTGTTCGTTCCGTTGATGATATTGATAAGATTGTAGAAGTGCCAAGCTCAAGAATGAAGTCTTTGTTTGATTTTACAAACGGTTGTGTTGCTGACAGCTCAGCTAAGCAGATTGACTATATTCTTATTGACCCGGAAGCACAGGTGTCAAGAGTTAAGTATTCATATATCAATGTCTATACTCCGGGTTCTGACAGCCGAACAGCTGATAATTATATATATCAGAACAGAAAAGTTAATGGTACTTTTGCCATTGACGAACTTATGAAGCAGGGCGTAATCATTCATGCCGAGGCTTAAAGCGAGGTGAGAAAAAATGAAAGCAATCAAAGACAATAAGTCATATACAGTCAACACAGACGAGGAAGCTAAGACTTATGTATCCCGTGGTTATGATATTCAGGATGACAACGGCAAAATCAAAGAATATGGATTAGGCAAGAAAATTTCTGTTGATGATTACAATACTTTGAAGAAAGAAAATTCAAAGCTCAAAGCCGAAAACAAAAAACTTAAAGAGAGTACCAAGTCAGACACAAAGGAGTAAATCTATGTATGCCGATTACATTGAACATCAGGGCGGAGATGAAAACAGTATTATCTCTGCCGAACACATTGATGTTCTGACTTTTAACCGCATTGATTTTGAAAAACTTTCGGAAATGCAGAAGAGAATCATCAGCAGAGTGCATAGCAGACTTACTGCTTTTGAAGAAGAAAATGCCGATATGATTTCTTCCTACCTGAAAAGCTATTCAATCAACGGCACATCAATGGAATTTGGCGCAAGCTGGAATTTAATGTGCATCAGCGGAGTGGCAATTCCTGCCGACCTCTATGCGTTGCTAAAATCAACAGGACTTTGTTATCCTGCAATCTGAAAGGTGCGTGAAAACCGTGAAATTTCCGTCACTTGTAAAAAAGCAGTTCTGCAAAACTCCTGTCGAGGTCACAATCTACGGTGAGGGTGTTACCGAAGACGGAACACCCCTGACCGTGTTTGAATGCAAAAATCTGTATCCCTCCGAAAATCTTTATCCGTCAAATCTCCGCTGCGGAGGCAATGCTGTATGCAATGTGCAGTCAAAGGCAAAGACGGTCTATACCAAAGAGCAGAAAATTGTTCAGGTGTCGGCTGTCTTGCTTTTTGACGGCGATATTGCCCCCGACAGCCCCACTTTAAGCGGTGGCTTTGTAATCCTTGACGGTGTGAAGCGAAGTATCGTACAGGGTACAAAACACCGCAACCCTGACGGTACAGTTAATTTTACGGAATTGGATGTGATTTAATGGGATTTTCGGTATCATCAAAAATCAAACTCAATATGCCTGTTGTAAAACAGCTTGACAAGGCAAAGCAACAGGCTCTTGAACAGACAGGTGACGCACTTCTTACACGGGTGAAAAACAAGCAGGTAATGCCGTTTGATACAAGCATACTTCAAGACGATAGTACCGCTGTTGATTATTCACAAAGTGCAAAGGGGATAGTTAAAATTGTGTCAGATACTCCGTATGCAAGACGGTTGTATTTTCATCCCGAGTATAATTTCAGCCGTAAGGAAAACATTGCCGCCGGCGGTAAATGGTTCTCACCGTGGCTTGAGGGCGGTACACGGCAGAATTTTTGCAGTCAAACATTCACTAAAATATATAGGAGAAATACAGGACTTTGATTTACTTATCGGACATCAGAGATTGGCTCAAAAGCGTTACCTCAGCCGAGCATTATTACATCGGCAAGCTTGACAACAAGCAGGACAGGTCAATCGGTGTGTATTCATTAAAGCAGTCGGGAACACCCACAAGGGCAATCGGCGGTGAAAGCACCTACGATACAATAAGCGTGTCTTTGCTTATCCATTACACCGACAACGCAAGAGAAACCGAGGAGTTTGCACGCAGACTTTACGAAACGCTTTACGGCATTAAAAATGTTGAAATTAAGGAACACAAAATCTATATAATCGAACTGCTCACGGAAGAACCCGTTGATGTGGGAACAGACGACAAGGGTGTGTATGAGCAGGTCATTGAAGTTAAATTTTATTACGAAAGGAAGTAATTTTATGGCAAAAGTTGAATCGGGAGTATTCCCGTGCTATGAAAATCAGTTTGCGGTTGGCAAGGCAGGAACAGAATCCGCCACGACAAATATTGCTAACTGCGAAGAATTTTCTGTTGCATTTGACAACGGTGTCGAGGAATGGACAGCCTTTGAAAACGAGGGCTGGAAGTCAAGGCTTATGACAGCAAAGTCAATCACAATTTCGGTAAAGGGCAAGCGTACAATCGGTGACGCAGGCAATGACCAGATTGCCGCCCTTGCATTTGAAAACGGCAGAAAGACAGAAGTTCCGTTTATGTGGACCTTCCCTAACGGTGCAACCGTCCTCTTTAAAAATGCAGTTGTATCCGTTACATCAAACGGTGCAGGCGCAAGTACGGGTGTTGCTCCGCTTGAATTTGAAGTTATGTCAAATGGCAAGCCGGTATATACAGCAGCCGCTTAAAAAACGAAAGGAATGAACGATTATGTCAAAGTTAATTGATATTACAGACAAGCTTAATTTTGAGGAAAAGCCGAGTGTCAGAGTTAAAAATGTTGACCTTGCAATCAACAATGACGCAGTTTCAATGCTCAAAGTTGCGGCACTTTTTGAGGACGGCAACGGTAAAAGTAAAGATGTTATCGAAATGTATCATCTTCTTTTTGATGAATCCGAGAGAGAAAAGATTGAAAAGTTACAGCTGAATATGCACGATTTCAACGCCCTTATCAGCGAATCTGCCAAAATTGCAACAGGCGATTTGACTGACGAGGGGGAAGTTCAGACCCCGGCTACGACCTGATTGATGACTTTGATTTAATCGTGTCGAGCTTTCGCTCGGAGTACGGGGTCAGCATTTATTCAAAGGATTTTGCAAAAATGAGTTGGAATGAGTTCTGCTCACTTCTGCAAGGCTTAGGACCCGAAACACCGCTTGCAAGAACGGTTCAAATTCGCCTTGAAACCGACAAAGAAGTCTTGAAAAACTTTACTTCGTCACAGCATAAAATCCGCAACAAATGGCGGTCAAGGAATGTAAAGCACTATTCAGACGAAGATATGAACACCGTTCTTGCAGAATTTCAAAACTTTTTTGCTAATCTGTAAATTTGTACATAAATTTCGCTGTATCTACAAAATTCTTGACAATGTTAATATATAGTGATAAAATGTAACATACACTAACAAATTTATTAAGGAGAGTGTATGTTTATGAAATGTCCACATTGCGGAAACGAATTAAAGGACGATGCAAAATTTTGCGACAAGTGCGGTGCAGGCTTTGGCGGAAACAATTCAACCTCGGCAACCGTAAATCCTGTAAATGCAAAGAAGAAAATTTACAAGCGTTGGTATTTTTGGGTTATTATCGTTGTTGCTATTATGATTGTTGGCGGTGTAAACGGTGCAATTAACGGTAACAGCGGTTCAAACAAATCAAAGCAGGAAACTACTGTTGCAAATCAGAGTTCAGAAAAAGCAACTGAAAAAGCGACAGAAGCACCGACCACAAAAGAAGTTGCAACAGAAAAGCCTACTAAAGACCCGAAGAAGGTTGAAAAAGAATTTAAAGACGGTTGCAAAACAATCGACTTTAAAACTCTTTCAAGAAACCCTGACAAGTACAAAGGTAATGACTACAAGTTTGAAGGTCAGATTATTCAGGTTCAGGAAGGCTGGGGCGATTCGGTTGACCTGAGAATCAATATAACCAAAGAAGAAAATGAGTATCTTGATGAACCATTGTGGACTGATACAATCTACGCAACTGTAGAAATTCCTGACGGTGCGGACAAACTCCTTGAAGATGATGTAATCACATTCTGGGGAACTTGTGACGGCGACTATACATATGAAACCGTAATGGGCAACAATGTGTCACTTCCGAAAATCGACATCAAATACTACGAACTCAACAACTAAAACAAAAAGCCACTCCAAATGGGGTGGCTGTTCTTTTGCAAAATTTTTAAGCGTACATCATAACGGTGTGCGCTGTTTTTATGCCTGTTTTTAAAGAATCTAAAATGAAAGGAAGTGGTGAATATGGCGACAAAGGCGGGTGAAATTGAGCTTGATGTCAGGCTTACGGGTGATGATATTTCCAAAACATTGCATAAGATTTCCGATTCAATTACAAAAAAGTTTGATTCGGCATTTTCAAGTCTTTCAAAAGATTTTGAAAATGTAAGCACGGATATGAAACAGTCCTTTTCAAAGGTTTCGGAGGGCGTTTCTCAGAAAACCGAGAAAGAGTTTTCAAATATCAAAGGCAGCGGTGAGCAGTTAAGCAATTCGGTTTCATCTTCGTTTAAGAAAATCGGTACGGCTGTGGTTGCCGCCTTTTCCGTTGCTAAAATCAAGGAGTTCGGTCAGCAGTGCATTGAATCGGCTGCGGAAGTCAATGCGGCAAATTCGCAGTTTGAGCAGACATTCGGCACAATGCAGTCGCAGGCAGAATCAGCCATTCAGAGTGTTGCCAATCAGAGCGGTATTCTTGAAACCCGATTGCAGGGCGTCGGCACAAGCATTTATGCCTTTGCAAAAACTACTGGAATGGACAGTTCAAGTGCTTTGGGTATGATGCAGGAGGCTTTGCAGGTAACAGCCGATAGTGCCGCATATTATGACCGTTCGCTTGAAGATACCGCAGAAAGCCTGAAATCGTTTCTCAAAGGCAACTTTGAAAATGATGCCGCACTCGGTTTGTCCTGTACTGAAACCACACGAAATGCGGCGGCTAATAAGCTGTATGGCAAGTCATTTACGGATTTGTCGGAATCGCAGAAACAGCTCACGCTTTTGCAAATGGTCAAGGACGCTAATCAGCTTTCGGGTGCTATGGGACAGGCAAGCCGTGAAGCAGACGGTTGGGAGAATGTAACAGGCAACCTCAGAGAAAGTTGGAAACAGCTCCTTGCCGTAGTCGGTCAGCCTATTTTACAGGTGGCAACTCAGGTTGTAAAGCGGTTGAGTTCCGCACTTGCGACTTTAACGGAATATGCCAAAGGCGCGGTTGGATCGCTTTCAAAGGTATTCGGCTGGGATACAGGCAACAACACCGCAAGCAATATCAAATCTGCGTCCGATTCTGCCAAAAGCCTTACGGATACGGCAGATGACAGTTCAAAGTCACTTGATAATGTTCAGAAAAGTTCCGAAAAAGCAAAGAGAAGTGTTGCGGGCTTTGATAAGCTGAATGTGCTTTCAAGCTCTGACAGCTCATCTTCAAAGTCAGACACCTCCTCATCAAAAAGCTCTTCAGGCGGTTCATCAGGCGGAGCTGTTGCAAAGAATGTTGTCAAGGACACAAGCAAAAACCTTTCGGGAGCATTCAAAAATCTATACGAAAAAAGCGGATTCAAAGGCTTTGTCGAGAATGTACAGAAAGGTATTAACAAGGTTGATTGGTCAGCTATAGGCAAGAACTGCAAGACCGTTTTTGATAATGCTGTTCCCATAGTTCAAAAGGCATTCGGCACAATGCAAAAGGTCGGTTCCGCAAAACTCGGGGCAATTGGCTCCGCATTCGGAGCGGTTGCGACAATCGGCGGAAAGTCGTTTCAGACCATTTCAGGCGGTGTTGCTAAGTGGATTTCAAAAGACAGGGAAAAGATTATCGGCTTTATAGACACCATAGGCAACAATCTTACAAACGGCTATAACAACCTTTCAATCTTTTTTGATAATTTCGGTACACTTGCAGGCAATGCAATTGACAATGTTCGCCCTCAAATGGAAGAATCAATTTCCAATCTTTTAAGCGATCTTACAACCTTTGCGGGCTCAGTCGGCGAAGTTGTTTCGGGTGCGTTTTCAACTGCAACCGAAAGCCTTGTTGAATGGACTGAAAATGACGGTGCAACAATCACTGAATTTCTCGAAAATTTACAATTGCAGTTTGCAGATGTGTTTAACTTTATCGGTCAAATTTTCGGAGATATCGGAACAATTATCAGTAATTGGTGGAACGGCAACGGACAGCAGATTTTTCAGAATATCTGCAATATGTTTACCAACATTGGCACAACCCTGATGAATGTTTACAATCAATGGATTAAGCCTGCGTGGGATTTTATCGTAGCAATAGTAAAGTCAGCTTGGGAAAACTGGCTGAAGCCTGTTTTTGAGGGTGCAATAAACTTCTTCGGCAAGGTTGCAGACTGTGTTTCAACCGTGTGGAATAACTTCCTGTCACCGTTTGTAAACTGGCTTGTCAGTTTTTGGGGACCTATATTTCAGAATGTTTTCAATGCCGTAAAAAGGGTGTTTGATAATGTGTTTACATTTATCGGTGGGTTGGTTACCTCTATACAGAAAACATTCGGCGGTCTAATTGACTTCATTACAGGTGTTTTCTCAGGCGATTGGAACAAAGCATGGCAGGGCATCTATGACTTCTTCAAAGGCATTTGGGACGGCATTTGCGCCGTGTTTAAGTTCATTATAAACGCAATCATTGACGGCATAAATGCGTTGTGGACGGGCATTTATAACTTTGTTTCGGGCGTTGTTAATTCAATCGGCGGAATTGCGGGTGTTATCGGCGCGGCATTTGGACAGGATTGGAACTTTTCAATGCCTGAAAATCCGCCTCTCATTCCGAGATTTGAAGAACCCACGGAATCACCGGCACGAAAATTTGCAAAAGGCGGTATTGTTAAAGCTCCGACACTTGCGGTTGTCGGCGATAACGCAGGTGCTAACAGCGGTAACCCTGAGGTTATTTCTCCTCTTAACAAGTTACAGGGTATGCTCGACAATTCGGGCGGTCAGGATACAGTGATTCTCACACAAATTCTTGACCTGCTTAAACGCATTTATGAAATGTTCATTATCTTTCGCAATAACGGTGGCAACACTTATTCGTTTACTGCCGAGCTTGAGGGTTCAACGCTTTTTGAAGAAATGATAAGACAGGATGAGCTTTACAGACGCAGACACAACGGTAAATCCGCATTTGCATAAAGGGGGGATGATATGTCAAATTATAACGGCTATTTGCTTAAATTCGGCAACAACATAATGCCGAATAAGTACATTACCGCATTTTCATCAACTCCGAATCAGCGACTTGAAACTTCTGCGGAACGAGATCAGAACGGTACGCTTCAAAGGGCAACGCTGCCAAATTACAAAACAAAAATTTCGTTTTCAACTCACATTCTTCATCTTGACGAAAAGATTGATTTTCAGTCGATTATCAACCTCTCAATGGCGAATAAGTTACAGAGGAAGTGCAGGGTAACTTATTGGAACGATGAAACGAACAGCTATTACACCTCTTATTTTTATATTCCCGATATTGAATATACCGTAATGGATGCCGAAAAGAATGATATAACCTATCAGCCGATTACTGTTGAGCTGATTGAGTATTAAGGGGTGATTCTTAAAAATGCTTGTATCTAAAGAAATTGCTGATAAGCTGAAAACAAACACACTTTACAACACCGTTGCCCTGCATTCCCCCGACGGCAGTTTTGAGGATATAACAGGTGAAAGTATCGTGCTTGACAGTTTTTCGCTTGAAAATGAAATCGTTGAAAAAGAATTGAAATTCGGCGGTTGCATAGCCTCTGAAATGAGCGTGAAACTCATTGATTATGATTGCTCGGCTTTGATAGGAAAGACGGTACAGGTCATCATAACGGCAACATATCTTGAATCAGAGTTGTATCCGTCAGATGATTTGTACCCGTCAAATACTCTTATTTGTCCTGCCGAAACAGGAACGGTTGAATGTCCTGTTTTCTACGGTAAAATTCAGTCGGCTCAAAGAGATAAAAAACAGCGTAACATCGTCAAAATCACAGCCTATGACGCTTTTTATGATATGTCAAAGGTGGATATGTCTTTGTGGTTTGCAGGCAAAGAGAACGAGGACGGCAGTTTTGCTTATGGTTATGCGCACTATCAAAAAGACGATAATTTTAAGAACTTTTATTCAATAATCGCAGAATTTGCCAAAGATTATGCAATTACAGGGGTTTCACCGCCGAGCTTATCTGTCTTTAGTGTACCGCTGAAATTTGATGATACCTGCGTGGAAAAGGTTATAAAGGACATTACCTTGTCAGATTTAATCCAAGCTTATGCAGAATTAACTTTGAGCTTTGCCGTTATAGATGCCGACGGAAAAATGCGTTTTAAAAGGCTGTATTCTCAATCTTCCGTTGAAACAATCGATTCGTACAAAGATTTATCCTTTGAAGATTACGAACTTGAGCCTATCCGTATGTACAGTGCTAAGTTTGCTGATAAAAAAGCGTTTTTGTATGGCAACAGTAACGATTTTTCGTGGTATGTTTCCGATAACATTTTGATGAGGTGCAGAACAACAGCAAGTGATATCGGCACAAAATATAATTCTGTTAATTTTTTTGGTGATGTATATAAATACCGCCCGACAAAAATTAAGCTGTTTTCGTATTGGTGGCTTGAGGCAGGCGATAAGTACACAATTAAAACTCCGTTTGAAGATTTGCCGACAATCGAAACATTTGTGTTCAATAAGAAAATGGACGGATTTATAACTGCCCTCACATCAAAGGGCGAAAAACGATTAGGAAAGGAAGTAAAAGAAAATGAACAAATACAATAAAATTGTCTTTGTGAACGGCTCTGCTCCGCCCCTCAATGCCGACAACCTCAACCATATGGATGATGGAATTGAACAGGCTACAAACGGAGCAATTGCACTTGAAACCGAAATAGCCACGGCAAGAGGCAGTCAGAGTTCGCTCGGAGCAAGGCTTGATACGGCCGACGCAAATCTTGCGAACAAAGCAGATAAAAGTACTACACTCGCAGTGTACGGAATTACGGACGCATATACGAAGGAAAGAACAGACCAAAAACTTGCCCAAAAGCTCAATTCAATGCCGTTTGACAGTGAACCCAAAAATAATAGCCCGTGCTATCTCACGAGCGGTACGGTTTACAACGCGCTTTTAAGCAAGTACGATTCATCAAATATTGAAAGTGGAACATCAACGCTTACTCCGTATTCAACCATTACCGATAAAATCAAAAGTGCAAGCTGTACATATAAGACGATTGGCGACATCGTAATCGTCAGTGCAACCGTCAAAATGAATGCTGTTACAATTGGAGCAAACAGTTCATATCCGTTGATTGATTTACCGTACAAGTGCATTACTGTGGATGATGTTTTTTGTGTCGGCATTTCAAACCTCGGCAAGATTTTTAAATTTACAGTACCTAAAAATAACACTTGGTTGCAATTTCAGTCACAGGATAAGACGGCTTATACATTTGCCGACGGCGAGCAGATTAATGTGATTTGCTTGTACAAAATTAAATAAATAAAGGAGAATTTAAAAATGGAACTTAAAGAAAAAATTACACTCGATATGCTCACAAAGGACAGCGTGTCGGTACTCAGACAGCAGTTTTTGACCTTTAACGGTGAAGAAATGCAGGTTGGCGGAAACATCCGCAATGCATACATGAACAGCAAATCCGGCAGAGAACAGCTCAAAACGGTGCTGTCTGATGAATATTACAATGCCGTTATGGCAGTTTGGGGCGATAATCCAACCATTGACGAGCCGATAGAAAGCGAGGTGTAAGCAATGAAAGAAAACATTTTACAGGCATTATTTGCCACGGTATGCGGTGCTATTGTCGCATATCTTAACATCTTGCTTGTGCCGTTTGCGGTGATGATTGCGGTAATGATTATCGACTACATCACAGGAATGGCACAGGCATACATCAGCCACACGCTGAACAGCCGTGTCGGTGTAACAGGCATTATCAAAAAAGTAGGCTATATCGTAGCTGTAGCGGTCGGTATTGTTGCCGACTATCTCATTAGTTCGGCACTTGTCAACTGCGGAATCGACCTGCGGATTAACTACTGTATCGGCATGATTGTTACGATTTGGTTTATCATCAACGAATTAATTTCAATCCTTGAAAACCTTTCGGAAATCGGAATCCCATTACCAAAATTTTTGGTATCAATCGTCAAGAGATTAAAGACAACAGTCGAAGTAAAAACAGATGAAAGCGAGGAATAATTAATTATGAGTACTTCAAAACTTGTAAATTACACTAAATTATCGCCAAATCACAGCGGTAAGCGTACACACAGTATCGACCGCATTACACCGCATTGTGTAGTCGGTCAGTGCAGTGTCGAAACCCTCGGCAACATCTTTATGAATACAGCCTGTGAGGCAAGCTGTAACTACGGAATCGGCTATGACGGCAGAGTGTTGCTCTGTGTCGATGAGAGCAACCGCTCTTGGTGTAGTTCATCAAACGCAAATGACCAGCGTGCAGTTACAATCGAATGTGCAAGCGACACAGTAGCTCCGTACACCATGAACAGTAAAGTGTACAACAAACTTATTGCACTTTGCGTTGACATTTGCAAGCGTAACGGCAAGACTAAACTGCTTTGGTTTGGTAACGAGGACAAGACTTTAAATTATTCGCCGAAGTCGGGCGAAATGGTCTTGACTGTACATAGGTGGTTTGCAAATAAATCTTGCCCTGGTGACTGGCTCTATAACAGGCTCGGCAATCTTGCAGACGAAGTAACCGCACAACTCGGCGGTAAAACATCAAATAAGGAGAATGAGGAAATGATTAAATACGGCGCACACAATACAGCAACACTTGCGTTTAAGAAGCAGTTGATTACACTCTACAACATGAAAATTATCAAGACTAAAGTTGATAATTCAAACGGTTTCGGTGACGGCACTTTGAAAGCTGTAAAAGAGGCACAGAGAGCAGGTAAAGTCACAGTTGACGGTATCGTTGGCGAGAAGACCATCAATGCTATCTATCATCTCATCAATGACGGTATTCGAGCAAAAGACAACAAAATTGCCAACGCAAAAAAGGCACTCGGCTAATTAAAACCTAAAGGACATTCTTAATGTCTTGACAAACACATGATTGCAAAAAAAATCCCCTCATCCGCCGTAAAAAGCGAGTGAGGGGGATTTGTTATTATTTATTATTTTTTGTCGCAATCCTTTCAAGCTCACGGATACAGTTTACAAATTAAAGGTGAGGTGAATATCACAACTTTTTCTGTCTTGCATTTGCAATGCATTTTTAGATGATTTTCGTGTATTTCAGCGTATTTTAACACACAAAGGATATAAAAATAACCGCACTAAAAAGCCTGAAAATGGCTTTCTAATGCGGTTTTTCTTTGGCGTGCCAAAAGGGATTCGAACCCCCGACCTTTCGCTTAGGAGGCGAACGCTCTATCCAACTGAGCTATTGGCACATAACATAACTATTGTATATGATGGCTTGCGATTTGTCAAGAAATTGGGAAATTTTCTTATTTTAC